CGCCGCGCTTCGATGAACGCACCCGAGCCGATACCGACATCGACCAGTGCTCCTCTGTAATGCTGCTCGACGAAGTTGCAGCGCGCCTGCATCAGCGCGCGCCCGAGATCGGTTTGCGCATTGCGATCGAAGCTGTCGAAGTAGTCCTGATCGTAGGGCGCGAACCCGGCCTCGACCGGATAATGGCCGATACCGAGCTCTGGCCACCAGGTCAGGCGGCGGCGCGAGAACTGCGCGACCAGCGATGAAACTGCCCGACCGGGTCGGCGATCCTCTTGTCGCAGTTGTGCAACATATTCGTGCATCGGCAGAAGGCCTCCGGTATGGCGAAGCCGATCCGGCTCAGATCGAGCCGCGGATCGGTAATCTTGGCGGGTGCGTTGTGACCACCGTGGCCGCCCAGCACCACGAAGGTCTTGACCTTGAGCGCGAGCCCTGCCGGCACGATCCAGCCGACGCCGCCGATGACGATGTCGGCGTCGCGCACCAGCGCGAGCAGCTCGCGCACCGCCAGTTCGCCGTGCACGAAGTAACGGTGGGCCGGCGGCGGTTCGCCGATGACCCATTCCTCGCCCGGCGCGATGTCGGCGACCGCGACCACGGTATGGGTCGCCATCAGCTCGCGGGCCAGGTCGGCGATATATTCCGGCCGCGGGTTGCGCGCCTCGTTGCGCCATTCGGTGCGCACCGTCACCGGCCGGATGACCGCGATCGGCCGCTCTGAGATGACCGGCGATGGCCCCATATCCGGCAGATCGAACAGCGCCGGATCGAAGGTGACTTTCAGCGCCGCCCACCGGCATTCCAGCGATCGGATGATCGTCCGCGATGCCAGGTCGAAATAGCCGACCTTGATCTCGCGCATCGGCCGCGCCGGTCGCGACCACAGATCCGCCGGTTGCCGCGCCATGTTCTTTTGCTGCGTTCGCAGCCGCCGCCCGCCGCGCACGAACTTGATATCGAGATCGGCGTAGAGCTCGGGCCACGGCGTCTCGAGATGGATCTCGTAAAGCGCGGCTGCCGCGCGCAGGAATGGCCGCGAGTAGCAGTTGTCGCCGAGGCCCCACATGCCGCGGATCAGGATCGGTTTACGCGGCGCGTCGCTCACCCAGCACATCCTGCAGCCTGATGACCGGAAGAAGATCGGTCCAGGCCGTTCCCGGCGAGGCATTGAATGCCGCGATCTTGAGCGCCCGCAGCGACGACACGATCGTCACCAGGTCGGCGTGCTGCTTGTCGTAACAGCCGGACCGGTGCGGCCAGCGGTGCGGCGGGTGATGATGGCTGCGGCCGTCGGCGGCCAGGCGACCGTCGGCGCCGAGCCAGACGATGGTGCCGCCCGGCCCGACCAGATGCGCCGCCAGGTTGGTCGCCGCCGTCAGCGAGGTCCATTTCTGCATCAGGCTGTCACGCTCCCGCGCCAGCCCCGGCGGCTTGGCGGCGCGACACATCAGCACCTTCTTATCTTCCGAGCAGAGGCGCGAGACCGTGACGACGCGGCCGCGGAAGCTCGCAACCGCCGCCCGGTTGTCCGGCTCGTTCCACCAGCGCCAGTCGCCGAAATACAGGATGTCCGCCCATGGCAGCTTGTAGACGCTGGAGTTGATCGCGATCACGCGCTGCCCGCGCAGCGCCTCGAGATCGACCCCCAGCACCGACGGCCCGCCGCCGACAATGAACACGGTCTCGCCTGCCCATTCGCGCGCGACCGACCAGAAGGCAATCTCACGCGACATAGAGGCGCCGGAACGCTTTGATCAGATCGACCACCGGCGCCGACAGATAGCCCGATGATGCGGTCGACAGCGACGAGGTGAAATAGCTAACGCGGGTATCGCCGTGCTGCAGTTCGCGGATGCTGGGATCGCGCGTGCCCGACGTGCGGCCCTCGTTCACCGCCTGGATGACCGCTTGCTGCAGCCTGGCCGGCGCCTGTTCCGGCAAGTCGTAGCCGCCCGAATAGAGCACCGCGACGACCGTTTCCGCCCAACACCCGCCGGTCCACAGCCGACCGCTTTCGGGATCGAACTCATAGTCGGCGGCGGTCGCGCCGGCGGTCGAGACCTCGACCACCTCGACCACCGGATAGAGCGAGAGCGTCAGCGCCTGCCGCGGCAGCATGGTCTCGTTGCGATCGAAGGTGAAAGTTTCGAGCGCCTCGGCCAAGCCGAAACGGCGATCGCAATATTCTGCAATGATGCGTGATTGCATCGTGATCGCGGCCTGCAATGCCGCGTCCTCACTGGTGCCCTCGATGCCGAGCGCCAACTTGAGGTCGTCGAGGCTGATCAGGTCGGGACCGGCGCTGTCGGTCGACTCTTCGAGAATTTCGAGGATCGAATGCATTACTTCAACCTGAGCGGCTCGAGCGCGCGTTTCTCATCCGGCCGTAAGTCGCGGCCGTCGTTGCCGCGCTTGACGGCAAGGCGCCAGTCATCCGACTTGCCGGGCTTGGCTGACGTGCCGGTCTGCGCGATGAAAAATGATCCGCCCAGTGTGACGCCATCGCCGGCGGCATAGCTCGTACCCTCTTTCCACACCCCGGCATCGAGCACGATGGCGGTCTTGATTTCATGCACCGTTTCGCCGATGGCCCAGCGCAGCGTACGGCCCCCGTCGGGCGTGGTGACCGTGGCGGTCTTGAATGCGCGCCCGACCTGCTCGGCGGCATAGTCCTGCAGGAATGTCAGGTCGCTGGCGTTGCGGCCGGGCTCGCCCTTCTGGCCGCGCTCGCCGTTCTTGCCTTCGATACCAGCCGGCCCCATGGCACCGGGCGTGCCTGGTTCGCCGCGCTCGCCCTTCTCGCCGGGCTTGCCCGGTTCGCCGCGCTTGCCTTCCGGGCCGGTGTCGCCCGGCGGCCCCGGCATCCGCGCCAGGGCGCGAACTTCGGCCAAGGCGCGATGGCACATGGCCAGGCAAACGCCGAAGCCCTCGGTCAGCGTGTACTGCGGGGCGGGGATCATCGATTTCTCGCTCATGCCGCCCCCTAGCTGAATATCTCGTCGGCGCGGGCTTGCGTCAGGATGCCGTCGGTGACGAGCGACGTTTTCAAGGTGGTCGCTTTTTTCTTGTTCAGGTTGATCGAGCTATCGAACACCACAACGTCCCAGTTTTTTGCATTGCCCGCGGTCTGCCGCCATGTCGTCGCGGTCGCGGCGCGATACTCCGCATTGGTGAACCGCCCGATGAATTCGCTGCTTGCAAGCGTCGTCTTCGGGTCGATCGGAATGGTGGCAATGACGTTGTCGCCGGCGTCGATCTGCGGCTGGGTCGCGGATGTGTCAGGTATGAACGACCAAGTGGAGCGATCATCTGCCTTGCCCACCGAGGTCGAGACAACCGGACAGACCTCGGCGATGGCGCCATGTAGTGTGGCAGCGTCCATCACATTCTCCCCATGAATGTGAGGCCGTTTTGGGCAAGCCCGGCGAAACTTGCGTTACCAAAGAATGTAGCGGTCGTGGAAGTTATGACCGCTTCCATCGCCTGGAAGAAATGAAAGCCCAGAGCAGGCGTAACGAACGTGCCAAAGGTCGGAGCCGTGCCACCGCTACTCCCTGGATTTGCCATTCCCATTTGGCCGGAATAAACCGCAGTCGCATCAAATCCGATGCCGAGGGTGAAGGCGCCGGCTACACTAACCGAGCCTGACGATGCGTACTGTGCATAAAACGCATCTTCGGCGAGGCCGCAGACAAACGACACCCGCATGCTTGCGCTGTTGTTCGCGGAACGGATGGCGGATGGGCCGGCCAGCGTCCAGCTATTATCGCTATCCCGAACCTGGCTGGCGACGTCGACACGATTGTAGGCATTCCAGACACCGAAGAAGCCAGCTGTGCCCTTGGATGCCAGCGCGCCAAAAATCCAATCCAGCGTGGACGATGCATTGCTGCGCGTGGTCCCGACATAGGTGCCGCGCTGCGCTGCTGGGCCAGTTGTGACCCCGTCGCCTATCGTGACGCTATTAAGCCAAATGCCATTGCCATTGACCCTAACCAGTGCAGTACCGGCCGAGCGCGTGGTGTCGTTCGTCCAGTCAGGGCCGTGGCACAACCTATTAGTTCCGCTTCTATTCCAGATAAACCAATCATTAACCTTGCTGGCACCAATGGCGCTTGGATTGTCAGTTGTGTTAGTCGTCCCTGTCCCCACCTCGATAAACGTCGCCATGTTCATGTTGACGCCGTCAAAGAGCGGGATTTTGTCCCCAACATAAGGGGAATAAAGAATTGCAACTCCTCCCGACAAGGAGGCGGTCATCACAGGCGCGCCGGATGTCAGCGTCAGCCGCCCCTGCGGTGGGCCAAACGGAGCAGCGACGCCTTGGATGTGCGTCGCGTCGGTCCATACCGCGATCTGACCGGCAGTCGGGGTGCCCGAGTTGCTGACATTGCCGCCGCCGCCGGTCGCGGTCAGGTTGCCGCCGGAGAATGAAAGCCCGGTGCTGACGTTTACAGCGGCCCAACTGTTCGCGCCGTTCCGATAATAGATCGTGTTGGTGCCGGTCAGCGCCGCGATCGCGGTGAGGTCAGCGTCGAGCGGCTGATATCCTGCAACGGCATTTTGCACGAACGCAGTCGTTGCGACGCTAGTATCATTGTCTCCCGCGGTTGGGGTCGGCGCCGTTGGATTGCCAGTCAATGCAGGCGAGGCAAGCGTCGCATAGGCCGAAAGATCAATCGAGATATTCTGCGTGCCGCTGTTGTAGTTGAGTGGCGCGGTTGCTGAGACGACACCGGGCGATCCCTGCGATCCAGTTGTGCCCGGTGGGCCTTGCGCGCCGGTGTCGCCCTTCGGACCAGGATTACCTTGCGGGCCGGTTGGTCCCGGTGGACCCGCAGGACCACGCCGCGCAATACTGACGAGCGCGCGCTGGTTGTTGGACAGCGCTGTCCCACCTTTATTCCAGACAATCGATAACTCGCTGTATCCGGTCTTCATCACCGGATCGGCAGTCAGCGTGTATTCCTGGGCGGCGGTGCTGTCGTTCTTGTCCTGGATGTAAAACAGGTCGCCGGAATTCATCCCCGCAATGTAATTGCGGACAGCCGCTCCGTTGGCATCGATGTCATCGAGCCACGCCTTGGTTGCCGCAGTCTGATCGGTATTGTCGAGCCGCACCTGGGCATTGCCAGGCGGCTCGCCCCCGGTGTTGTAGGTATAGTCGAATGTGCTGACCGACGCGCCCGCCTCACCCGCAGGACCTTGCGGCCCCACATCACCCTGCGGTCCCTGTATTCCGGCTGTTCCGGGCGGCCCTTGAGCACCGGTCGCGCCGGGCGCCCCTTGCGCTCCGGTAGTGCCGGCTGGGCCTTGCGATCCGATGTCGCCTTGATCGCCCTTTGGTCCTTGTGATCCGGTCGCACCGGCTGGGCCAGGATCGCCTTGCGGCCCTTGCGGCCCGGGCGGTCCCGGCGGGCCTTGCTCACCGTCACCATCGCCACTTCCGCCGCCTCCGCCGGGAGCGATTGGAATCCGAATGCGATCGATGCGATCGTTTAGCTCGTCGACGTCCTCGTAAAGCTCGGTAAAATTGTTATTGCACTTGCTGAACGAGATACGGATCTCATCGTCATTCGTAAGCTCATCGATGTTGATAATCTGCTGCGACATTTACGAGTTGCCGGGATCTCGTTGCTTGAGCGGCGGTGACTCGTGCAGCAGGCGCACCGCGCTCTTGATCTGCTCGGCCAGGTCAGGCGGCACTATGGCGAGCTCGCCGCTATCGCCTTGTGGTCCGGGCGGTCCCGGTGGCCCATCGGCACCCTTTTTGCCGGCGTCACCCTTCTCGATCGGCCGGGCCTCGAGCTCGGCAATGCGCGCGGTGAGCGGCACCGTCGCTTCGGTCACGAGCTCGCGAATTCGCGGAGCCAGGCCCCGGACCAAGGAGATGACCTCATTTTCTTTCATCGTCTTGACCCATCTTTTCGGATCGATACGATCAACTGGCGCGGCAATGCGGGGCTTGGCGTGGCCCGGCTTGGCGTGGTCGGGCGAGGCAAGGTATGGCGAGGATGAGGCCGAAGGGTTTGCACCTTTCGGCCTCCACTTTATTCAAACCCGAGATGTGATCGTGCATTCCGTATGGAGTGCAGGCAGCAAGTGCCAATTGGATTTGGCTACCATCTCTATTTCATCGTCATCCAATTGTTTATCCGTTGGTTGCTCTGGCGGCCCCGCCGCGGGCGGCGGCAGCGCTGGCGGAGTTGCCGGCGCGAACGGATCGGCCTGGGCGTCACGCTTGGCGAGCGCTGCGAGGGAATAATTCTGCTGCTGCAGGTACGGCGACTCGCCGCCCTTTACCGGTTTGAGATCGAACTTGCTGCGGCCCTCGTTCGGGGTCATCACGCCGGCGCCGACCGCATCGCGAATGGCGGTGACCTGCGTCACGGTGTCCATGCGCAGCAGGTTTTCGGTATCGAACTCGGTGCCCAGGCCTTCGCCCCAGCCGATGCCGAGCGCCGCGTCGAGCAGCTCCTCGATCTCCTCGATGTGCGACTGCAGCGCCTGCGAATAATATTCGACGTTGAGCGCCTGCACGTTGTTGTAGGTCGGCAGCACGCCGACGCCGACTTTGTATGGCGGCACATGGTAGACGCTGCAGACGACCTCGGCCGACCATTTCAACTGCTCGATCATCTGCCCTTCGACATTCGTCATGGCAATTTTCTCGTATTTCAATCCTCCGGACATCACCGCAACGCGACCAAGATTTGACCGCGAGAAGCGAAGCTCAAATTCCTCCTTGATCCGTTTTTCCTCTATATCGCTGATCTCGCCGGGTGTTGTGAGCAGGCCGCCGGGCACCGACGCATTCTCGAACAGCAGCGCGGACGTTCTTTGCGCATTGAGCCCGAGCATCGAGGCCAGCCCCGAGGCGAACACCGGCGGCGTGCCGACCAGCGGATGAAACAAACAGTTGAATCGATCGTGGATGATCTCGCGCGCCGGCACGATGATGTCGTCGATGTCGGCGAGGTTGTCGCTGCTCAGGCGATAGAACACGCTGCCGTCGTCGGCCACCAGCGGCTGCACCCGCGTCGGATCGAGGACATGCAGCGCGGTCACCACCTGACGATTGTCGCGCACCTTGAGGACATAGGTATTGCCGCGCGCCAGTTTCGAAAGCAACCACGATTCGTAGAACTGATTATGAGTCTGATAGTCGTTCGGCCGCC